TGCTGCCGAGGGTTCCGTTTACGGTTTCCTTTCAGGTGAAGGTGAAGAGGGACGCTTGACTGGCGCTGCTCTAGGTGCTGGTGTTGGTGGTGTACTCGGCGGTGCTTCCAGTGCGTTATTAACTAAAGGTGTTCCAACTAAGATTGAGAAAGGAGACGGCGCTGGTAGCCATATGGGAGGCGACAACGGCTTCAATAAAGACGTACCTCTCGTTAAGGAGTCTGGCGGTACTGCACGTAACAAGAATGAAACGTCCGCAGGGGCACGAACAGTACGCAGTGTTGAAACAGGCGACGCGGGTGAAACACTTAAACACACTAACGCTTTCTGGTCTTCAATCTTCTTATCTACTGAAGAGTGGTTAGGTAAGTTCGTAGGACAACGTGCAGGTAAGTTAGCCGCAGACGCTGAAAGGGAAATCAGCGTAGACTCCCAAGCGCTAGAGGAAACACTAGATACTGTACTGCGTCCTGCCTTTGATCTATTGGAGCGCGATGAGGGACTTCGCACGCTATCACTACGCATGAATCCTAGTATAAACAAGAAAGAACGTGTTACATGGACTCAGTTAAAGAACGCAACGAAGTCTCCAGAGGACAGAGCTGCTATTGAAGCTGTCGAGGAACAGATAAGGCTCCTGCAACGAGACGACCCTCTTGCCCAGTTCGATGTTGATTACTTTCCAACACTACGTAAACCTGGATATGATACAGTCAAGGGAGCAAAGTCAGGAGAATATGTTAACTCTATCGTTGCTGTTCGAGACTTTGCTCAAGACGTTTCTGCTGCTAAGATATTAGCTAATAAGTTCGGTATTGATTTCAAATCTATAAAGAAGCCAAAGAAGAACAGCAAACTTAGTCGTATGGACTTGGTTATTAATGAGATACAAGCAGAGGCTAAGAAGCAAGGCGCATCTGTTGCAGTTAGTAAGAACCTTGGCAATGGTTTACGGTCGCAGTTCATAGCAGCGCAGCAGGGAGGCAACACCCTCGGTGCTCTAGCGCGTCGTGCTACTTCCACAGCACTCTTAGCAAACCCTCTCAACGCAGTCCTGAACATGGCCGAAGGTATTACTGCTCCTATTTACCAGAACGGTATTATTGACTGGAGCAAGAACTTACCTGGCGCTATCCTTTCTACGTTCAGCAAAACAGCAGGGCAGAACAACAAGAACTGGATCTCTCAGAAGGAGTTAGGACTTGATAACGACTTCATGGGTGAGTTGGCTCGTGCGGGTAAGCAGGCGTTTAACGAAGCAGCAGAGACTGTAAGCGTCTTCACTGTTCCTGTCAAGTACCATAAAGCAGCTACGTTAGTAGACGAAGGCAGTAAAGCACTTTATAAATACTCAGGTGTCTCAACTGTAAACCGCATGGGACAAGAGATGCTTGCCAACACTGCGGTCAAGCGCGGTATAAAGTTAGCAAAGGCAGGCGATGAGAAGGCGTTAGCGAAGCTGCGCAAGCACGATGGAATGCGTGGTCTAACTGATAGAGAGTTTAAGGCGACTGTTGATGCATTGAAGACTGGAAAGGTAACTGATCCTTGGGTGTTAAACTTTGCAGGTGCTTCGCTAAACAAATGGCAACCAATTAGTGCCGCTACTCTACCAAAAGCCTTTCATGACAACCCGAACGCTCGTGTGATGTACAGTATGTTATCATATATGAACAGACAGATGAACGGTATCCGTACTGACGTTGGCCTGAACATGCTCAAAGCTAAAGACCTTGGCATCAATAGTAAAGAAGGCGCTGCTGCTATGCGAGAGGCTATGAAGAACTCTGCCAAGTATGCCGGTATCTTCGGTGTCTTTGCTGGCATCTGGGATGACTTCCGTATGACGTTGGATCAGTCCAAAGAAGACAAGACCCTTGCTAAGTTGTTCACCCCAGATGGAATCTCAAATGCTTTTCTGAACCAGCTAGGATCTAACCTCAGTGCTGGAATAGTAAACGTAAGGTCAGAAGAGTTTGGTGGTAAGCCTATTGAACCAATACCTGCACCAATCTCCGCTGGTTTCAGGTTAGGCTCAGGCATCTATGATACAAGTAAGAACCTGCTAACTGGTGAGAGCGACCCATTCAATCCTTTGTTGAAGGCAACCCAGACTTACGTCCCAGGCTTCTCCAACATAGATCGAATAGTTCGTATGGGTACTGGGAAGCGGCTACTCACTGACGATTAAAATCACTGTGTCGCATAACCCTAGACCGCTCCCTAACATCACCCGCGTAATAGATAAGCCCTTTCTCTTGCAGAGCTTTCGGTCTTGCGCTAAGTGTTGTATAGGGTACGTCTGGATAAGCCCTAGCTAACTCCTTAATCGTTGCTCCACGGACTCCAGAATCCTTGATTGCATCTAAAACCAGCTTTTCTCTAGCCGTAACATCGACGCTATACGCTGCATCTATAGATGTTTGGGGCGCATCTGTTCTATATAGCTTATATGTATCATTCATATTCCACACACTCCTCCAGAGCAAACCGCTTCTGAGTTCTCTTCAAAGATCTGACCCTTATGTCGTTTAGCTTCCTTATAAGAACAAACAGTTAATGGTTGACCTCCCCTAGCCCCATCAGGGTACACAGTAAAGCCACGTAGTCGCGGTGCAAAGTGCGCCAGCGTCCTAGCAAAGTCCTCCACCAGAGATTCATTATTCAACTCAGATCCCCACTCAGGCATGTTGATTGTTGAACTAATAGCCATATCCACGTAGTCCTGTATGTCTGCTTGAAACTCAAGGCGGCGTTTATAGTCACTGGCCAGGTCTATACTGGTCTCAATCTTGTTAGGATCTAGGTCGTACCTGTTAATCAGTTCCTCCGCAGTTGCATCAACTACGTACTCATAACGCCACTTAGTACCGTCAACAAGGTAGCGACGCTTATAAGCAACAGCATACAACGGCTCAATACCAGTAGTCGTACCTGCCAAGATTCCAATGGTTCCAGTTGGTGCAATAGCACGGTAAGCAACGGGACGACTGATACTAAGGCGATCACAAAGACTATTAGCAGCACGTTCACTTTCTTCTCTGTAGACTTCCATCCATTGTCTCAGCTCCTTATTCATTCCATATTCATAGCCGCGTTTCAGCAGCCACTCATGTACTCCCATTAGTCCGAGGCCGAGTCTCCGATTCTTCTTGCGTACCTCCCGAATCTTATCATAGGGTAAGTCAGCCGTAAGAGTACCGCAAACAAGAAACCCTGAGGCGAGGCGTATAACATCCCTGAATTCATCAATTGATTCAATAGCTCCCATGTTGACAGAACCAAGGTTGCATACATCACTATCATCCGATGACGTAACTTCCGTACAAGCATTTCTAAGTGTCTCATTCTCCTTATCTCCAAAGTTAAAGCTAAAGCCTGGCTCACCAGTCTGCATAGCGTTCCTACAGTTATCAATAAATATCTGTGGCAAGTGACCTTGACTAATGTGATCGAGGAAAGCGTTGTCATAGTTAAGAGATATGTTAGTCATATCCAACGGAGCGTGAGCGTTAAAGTCAAACTGCTTACTGTCGTGGTAGGAAACACCCTCCGCTATGTTCTGCGTTTTCCAATCCTTCATCTTCAGGAATGCACCTGCGTCTCCGTGTCTCCAGTTCAGCGAAGCGTATATGGCACTTCTCCTTGATCCACCTTGCATCACGTTACGCCCTACCTCGTTAACGGAACACATCAGCGGAAGTGGCCCAGACGCTGCACCACCTGTTCTGCCTAGAGGCGCTCCGTGTGGCCTGAAAACTGAGTAGTCAATACCGATACCACCACCAGACATAAGGCAGTCACTCGACCGCTTCAACAAAGAACCCCACTCCTCCCTAGTATCTTCCTCGCCCTTCAAAAGATAACAATTGTTATAGAACTTTGCTTCGCGTCCTGCGTAGTAAATGTAACGACCTCCTGGCAGTACCTTAAACGAACTCATATAAGTCTTTAGCTGCTCACGAGAGTCCTCATCAAATATGTTTTCAGTTACGTCATCAACAATCAACTCACACTTCTCAGCCCACGTTTGCCCTTCAAAGTTCGCATATTTATTGTTAAAGATGTTCTGCCCAAAACTGTTCTTAAACTCACTCATCGTCATCTATCTCCCCAATATATTCACTAAGATTAACCATAGCTGCAACGTGTTGTGCAGTCAGTAAAGCAGCAGAAGCCTCTGCAGTATCCATAGTAGATGCCATCTCAAACATCTGTCCAGGTATTGAAAGGATCACTAGAGTCTCTAGCTCTATGTCTTCAGATTCTAAGTCCTGACATATCTCAATCAACGCTGTGAACAACTCCTCAGCTCTCTTCTCTTTCTCTTTAATCTTATCAAAACCACCCTCAATTACTTTCATAACAGACCTCCTTCAACAACTCCAGATAATGTATTGCCTTATCAAGATCAGCAGCGCCGCCCTTAGAAGCATGTCGGCACACATACTTAATAACGTTGCCCTCACAGAATCCAAGACTGTTAGAAGTGATGAACTCGATCGGCTGTATCTCGAAGTCTTTGTAATGATCTCCACCAACCTGTACGTCTAGTGCAGAAGGATCGTCAGGGATCTTGGCTGCATAACGTGCAACTGATTGTGTAATCTCAGCATCAGTGAAGCCTCTAGGTAAAGACTGTGTTGGGCTATCAAGCATCGCTTCAGGGTCGTGTAGATCATCAATACGTCTCCCAAGGCTAACGCCATTATCATTAACACGCCTCTCAAGCGGTGCCTTTTGCTGCCCTCTATCGGCTCTCCACTTAGCGTGTGACAGTGACCACTCTCCAGGACTAACATCATTCAGTTTCGTCATTAAATTTCCACTCCTTATATTTAATTTTATCCTCGAACCTCTCAACAATATCGTAGGAGGTTATCTCTAACACCTCTAACAAAGTTACTTCGTCGATCTGTTCAGCTAGGTATTCAAGTAGCTCATCAAACGTCCTTGACATACGGCCTCCGTAGTTCTTCCTCTGTAAAAACGTGATTAGGCTTGGTTGTTGTAGTTTTACATCGACTACAGTGTACCTCTTCCCATATATTATACTCAACAAAAACACCACCACACTCACAAGAATCTCCCTTTACAGGCATGTTACTTTCCTCCATACTTCCTACGCAGGTAAGTCATGCTCACAGGAAGCTCATCAAAGGAACCGTCCTTCACCTCGTTGAAAGTCCAGATACCTGACCAAGAACCATTAGTCTGTGCGTTAAGATATTCTTCATCATGTTGATAAAAGATACCTGCAAAGAGTCCAGTCATACGACTACCTGCAGCGTCCTTAGTAAATGCAATGTCCCGATCCTGTACATGTCCCATCACGCAAGACATGTGTTTCTTTTGCAGCAACGCCCTAGCACTTGATACAGGTCTACCCATAACACCACTGGTAAAGTAATGGCAGTAGGCAATACCATCTATAATGACTGGCTTTAGATAATCATAAACCTCAAAGCGTCCAAGGTTTAAATCTGCAAAGCTCATTAGCCCTTCCAGCTTTGGGTCGTTCTCAACAGCTCTGTTAATACGTTCCTCGTGGTTACCCATAGTAAATACCATACGGGGCTTCCATCGCTTACGTTTCTGTTCTCGCAGCCGTTGACTCTCCTTCAGTATAGGCTCCAGAAAAGCATCCATAGCTTTGTTGCCAGCCTTAAC